AGCCGAAAACGAACAAGGTGTTTCAAAAGATAGTTTAATAGGAGAAGCATCATTTGGAACAAGTGCTGGTGGATGGTTAGGCAATCCTGAAAGAGAAGGAGCAAAGAAGAAAGCTCAAAATACTATTTCTGGTTTTATAACAAAAAGAAATAATGCTAGTGATTTAGCGAAATCTTATCAAAATCATTTATCTCAAAAAAATAAAGAAAAACAAGCTATAAATGACAAATATTTTGGTGGAATAAATAAAGTATTAAGTAGTGTTGGCGATTTAGTAAGCAAAGTTTCTTCTACAAATTTAGTTTCAGATTTATCAACAAAAAAGGTAGCAGATAGCACTGGTACAGCATCAAATAATAATAATAATGATGTTTCTCAGGTAAATTTAAACCAAGAACAAAGAACAAAAGATGAGAGTGATGAAGCAGAAAGAGCTTATAATAGAGCAATGAAAGAAACTAAATCACCTATTGGTAATCCTACAACTGTTGGTTCTGATAGATACAAAGATATAGGTAAACAGGAGTTTATGAATAAAGGTGGATTAGCATCAAAGAAAAAGAAGTATTCCAAAGGGGGAAAAGTAAAGAAGAGTAAAAAAGGCTTGGCAACCCAATTAGAACTAGGAATATGAAAGGACTAGAATATGGCTGAAGTAGCTATTAAACAAGAAAAGAAAGTAAAAGGCTTAATGCCTTACAATAATACAAAATCCATAGAGGATGAAGAAAAAGAGCTTAAAGAAATGGAAGAAGCTCATGTAAAAGTCGCTGAAGCTGACGTAAAAAAAGTTGAACAGGAAATAGCTGAACTTGATGAGAATTTAAGTGCAGAAGAAAAGTCTTTTAAAAAGCGATATGGTGACTTACGAAGGCACACTCAAAAGAAAGAGCAGGAGTTTCAAACACAGTTAAACGAACTTAAAGCTCAATTAGCTGAATCAACTAAACAAAACATTAAACTGCCGAAGACTGAAGAAGAAATAGATGCTTGGGCAAAAGAATATCCTGATGTTGCAGGTATAGTTGAAACGATAGCTACTAAAAAAGCTATGGAACAGTCTAAAGACCTTGAAGCACGAATGAAACAGATAAATGAGATGCAATCTGATGCTAAAAGGGAAAAAGCAGAAGCAGAGTTATTAAGAATTCATCCTGACTTTGAAGAAATTAAAGAAAGTGATGATTTTCACGATTGGGCAGATAAACAACCTAAATGGGTACAGAATGCCTTGTATGAAAATGAAGATGATGCAAATTCGGCTGCTAGAGCTATAGACCTGTATAAATCTGACACAGGTATAGGTAAAAAAGCAAAGAAAAGCTCTTCTAGTGATAAAGATGCAGCAATGGATGTAAAAACATCTTCTTCACGGACAAATGTTACTGAAAACAAAAGTAAAATATTTCGTGAAAGTGAAATAGCACAAATGTCTGACAAGGAATTTGAAAAACATCAAGATGCTATTTTAGCCCAACAACGTGAAGGTAAAATAATATTAGATATGTCAAGAAGAAGTTGAAAAAATAACTTGACAAACTAACTACTATAGGTTATAACTATAGAATATCAAACCCCTGTATGCACTTATACAGCTACGTTTAACTAATTTTCCAAAAGTAAATTGTAAAGATCACTCTCGTGTATACAGCCCGAAGGCATTCGCACCTGTATAAAACACAGACCTCTCATACATTGACAACGGAATTAATATACAATGTTAATGGAGGAAAAATATGGCATTGGGAACAGCATTAGGCACAAGTCCTAATAGTGGCATTACCAACCACTTAGATGGTGGTAATTGGTCACCAACAATTTTTAGTAAGAAAGCTCAAATAGCTTTCCGTAAGACTTCAGTTATTGAAAGTATTACAAATAACGATTATTTCGGTGAAATCGCCAATATGGGTGATACTGTTAAAATCGTAAAAGAACCAGAAATCACAGTAAACGCATATACTCGTGGTACTGACATTACTAAGCAAGCACTAGATGATGAAGCATTTACACTCATTATCGATATGGCGAACTATTTTGCGTTCTCCCTCGATGATGTTGAAGATGCACTAACTCACATCAATTGGATGGAGATGGCATCAGATAGAGCAGCCTATAAACTCAGAGATGAGTACGATTTAGATGTACTTCAATATCTTTGTGGTTGGCAAGGAAACAGCCGAAACACAACTGCTAGAGGAACAAAAGCTAACTCTTCTGCTGGTACAGACGAACTATTAGCAGCAAATAAGTTAGACATTACTGACTTTGGTGGTTCTGATTTAGGTAATACTTCAGAAGTAACTTCAATTCCTGTTTCAGCAGGTGGTACATATACACCTCTTGCTGTCCTTAATAGGATGAAAAGAATACAAGATCAAAATAACGTACCTGCTGAAGGTAGATGGGTTGTTGTTGATCCAGTATTTGTTGAAGAACTAATGGATGAGTCTTCTAAATTTATCAATAATGATTTTGGTAGTGCAGGAGACATGCTTAGAAATGGTAGATTAGGTGGATCAGTTAGAGGATTTAGTCTCTACGTTTCTAATAACTTACCAAGTGAAGGTACAGGTGCAGGAACAGTTTTAAGTACTGGTTCTGAAACTAACTTTGGTGTTATCGTTGCAGGACATTCATCTGCTGTAGCAACTGCTCAACGAATTAATAAAGTTGAGACAGTTCGTGACAATGATCACTTTGCAGATGTTGTCAGAGGATTGCATATGTATGGTGCTAAGATTCTTAGACCAGAAGCAATCGTTACTGCAAACTATAACTTACATTCATAAGTTAACTATGGGGAGTAGTGTAACAGCTACTCTCCTTTTTTTTGTCTATTTAGGGGAAATTTAAATGTCAAATATGTCTGATTATCTAGAGCTAAAAGTTCTTGATCATACACTTGGTACAACTGCATATACTGCTCCTACAGTTTATTTAGCTTTATATACTACTATGCCAACTGATAGTACAGCAGGAACTGAAGTTGCTAGTGGTGTAGGATATGCTAGACAAGCCGTAGCCTTTGATGCAGCTTCAAGTGGTTCAGCAGCTAATTCTGCTGTTGAAACATTCGGGCCAAACACAACTACAAACTGGGGAACTGTAACAGGTGCAGCACTAGTAGATAGTGGAACAATTGGTGCTGGAAACGTATTATACTATAAAGCTTTTTCATCATCTCGTGCAGTGGTTATAGGAGATAAGATTGAGTTCGCAGCAGGTTCGATTACAGTTAGTATAGATTAAGGAAGTAGGTCATGGCTCTTTATGACCGAGCTTCAACACAATACGATGTTAGTTTTTATGATGGAAACTATTATGATGAAACATCAGCACTAGCATCAACAGCTACAGTGGTATTACCTGTAGCTTTTTTAACTATGTCAACGAGTATCAGTACAAGTAGTATTGTTACTCAAACATATTCAACTGTTACACAAATCATGGATGAGGATGTAGCAGTTCCAGCAGTATCGACAGTTGTTCAAGCACATTCGATGCTGTTTAGACCAGGATTAATGTCATTAGCTGAGTCTTTTTTAACAGTTAATGAAGTATCTACAAATTTAAGAATGGTCTTTGGCCCTACTGTAAGTGCTAGTAATACAAGTACAGTAACGGCAGACGGAATAGCAATATTCGATGGTGAGTTTTCAACTAGTTTAACAAGCTCAGTTACTGAAGCAGCTTCACACATACAAGATGAAAGTACTGCATCAACAAGTTCAGCATCTATAGCTCTTCCAGATGAATTTCTGATTATTGATAAATCAATAGCAGCAAGTTCATCAAGTAGTGCAACACTACCAGAAGCATACTTAGTTATGTCGCAATCAGTAAGTGCTTCTGCAACAAGTTCAACTTCTTTACCTTTTTTAAATTTAATAAGAGGGGTAGAAATTAACCCAAGTGTTGTAGCTACTTTACCATCAGTAGTATATAATTTAGTAGTTACAAAATCTGTTGGTTATCAAGGTATAGCAACAACAACACTTAGTTCTAATAATATAAGTGTTATACCTTTTACCCCTACCCTATATGGGTTTGATGATATAATAAGTCCAAGCAACCTTGTTCCAGTTATTTATTATATCCCAACTAGTGCAACAGCTTCTACTGTTAGCTTACCAAGTACAGTAAATGCAAATTTTGTAAATGAAACGACAACAAGTGCTACAGCTTCTGTTGTTAGTTTGCCAAGCATAGTAAATGCAAGTTCTGTAAATGAAGCAACAACAACAGTAACTGGCACTTCAGTAAATGTACAATGACAGAAGTCGTTTTAAAATGGCCTAATAAGTCGCCAACAGACACAGCAACATTTGTTTCGTCAGAATATGGATTAGATTGGACGGCATTTACATCAACAGAAACAATTGTAAACAGTTTATGGTCTTGTAGCCCAAGTTTTGATGCAAGTAGTGCAACTAAAAATTTAATTAATATATTTAGCGACATTATTCAATCAGGCAAACATACAAGAATATTTTTAGGTGGTGGCACAGCTAATAAATCATACAAACTGACAAATACAGTAACATTATCAGGGGGTAGTATATTAAGTAGAGATGTCTACATATCGGTGAAATAAATGAATTACTTACAACTTGCAAATGCTGTTCTTTCAAGATTAAATGAAACACAATTAACAGCTTCAACCTTTCCAACAGTTACATCAGGATTTTCATCTGAAGTTAAGGATGCAATTAACAGATCAATAGATGATATTAACACATATCAGTATAACTGGCCTTGGAATTTAACATATAGGAATGAAACACTTGTAGTTAAGAAATCAAGATATTCACTTCCTTCAGATTATAAAATTGTAGATTGGGATAGTTTCCGTATAGTAAGAGACACAACATTAGGTGTTGACGGACATAAGCTATCCCAAATTTCTTATGGTGAGTATTTAAAACAATATTCGTATCAAGAAGATGCAACAGATCAAGAAGGTGCTATGCCTTACTATGTCTGGAAAGGACAAGGAGATGAATGGGGTATATCTCCAATGCCAGACAAAGCTTATGTTGTAAGATATGAATATTTTGCTCTGCCTACAGATTTAAGTGCTTATACTGACATTCCAACAATTCCAACTAAATTTCACCATGTTATTGTTACAGGTGCGATGTATTACGCATACATGTTCCGTGAAAACACTCAAGCAGCACAATTAGAAAGAGATAAATTCTTAAAAGAAATAGAAAGCATGAGAGAGATTAATGTTAATTATACTCCTCATCTAGTCTCAACTAGAATAGCAGGTCGTGGCTGATGACTTGGAAAACCCAACCAATAACTTTTTCTGGTGGTTTAAAAGATGATGCTGACCCGTTATATCTTGCACAACAAATGCCGGGTGCAGCAAGAGAATTAACAAATTATGAGCCATCTATAAGGGGTGGATACTCAAGGATACAAGGATATGGAAAATTTGATACTAATACTGTCACAGGCTCTGGGTCAATAACTGGAATAGCCGTATTTGGTGGAGATGTAATAGTACAAAGAGCAGGTGATTTTTATAAATCTGGTG